TCCCAAGACATCAAGTAGTGACTATTGTAGAACCTATAGATAGTCTTAAAGAAATGTATCTGGAGAAAATAAATGGAAGTGAGAGTGATAGCACTGACAAATAATAATTACATAATAAGTCAGGTAGATGAGGTTGCAACTGAGGACATTGGACAACCAGATTGTAAACTTACAAAACCATACATCGTCAATACAGAATCAGGTAAAACTATTCTTGAACCATTTATGATGGATCTTACAAGAGATGATACTTTTATGATGGGTTCTGACAAGATCTTGACATTAGCGATCCCAACACCTACACTGTTAGAACAATATCTAAATTTGATTGAAGAATGAGGTTTTACACCAACGTTCAAATGGTTGGAGATAACTTCTTAGTTCGTGGATATGAAGATGGAAAACACTTTGCAACCCGTGAGAAGTTCTATCCAACTCTTTTTGTCAACTCCAAAAGAAAAAGTAAATACAAAACACTGACAGGAGATGTTGTTGAACCTATCAAACCTGGTTCTGTGCGTGATTGTCGTGAGTTTATAAAGAAGTATGCTGATGTAGAAAACTTTGATGTATATGGGAACGAGAGATTTATATACCAATACATATCGGACAAGTATCCAGAACAGGAAGTTAAGTTTGATATTGAAAAAATTAAATTAGTCACCCTCGATATTGAGGTAAAGTCGGAGAATGGTTTTCCTGATGTAGAATCTGCTGCAGAAGAAATACTCCTCATATCAATACAAGACTACACTACAAAACAAATTATTACTTGGGGTGTTGGTGACTTTAATAATAAACAGAAGAATGTAATTTACAAGTCATTCAGTTCAGAGTATGAACTTCTAAATGCATTCATAAACTGGTGGATGATTGAAGATAATACACCAGAAGTTATTACAGGTTGGAACAGTAAGTTATATGATATTCCATATGTTTGTCGTAGATTAGAAAGAGTTCTTGGTGGTAAGTTGATGAAACGTATGTCACCTTGGGGTCTAGTAACTGAATGTGAAACTTTTATTGCAGGTCGTAAACATATCTCTTATGACATCGGTGGTGTATCGCAGTTAGATTATCTTGACTTGTATAAGAAGTTTACTTACAAAGCACAAGAGTCATACCGATTAGATTATATTGCAAGTGTTGAACTTGGACAAAAGAAATTAGATCACAGTGAGTTTGACACATTCAAAGATTTTTATACAAATGGTTGGCAGAAGTTTGTAGAATACAACATCATTGACGTTGAACTTGTTGACAGATTAGAAGACAAGATGAAGTTGATTGAACTCGCATTGACAATGGCATACGATGCAAAGGTCAACTATGAAGATGTGTTCTATCAGGTAAGAATGTGGGACACAATTATCTACAATTATTTGAAGAGAAGAAATATTGTTATACCCCCAAAAGAAAGATCTGATAAGTCTGATAAGTATGCAGGTGCATATGTAAAAGAACCAATACCTGGTAAGTATGATTGGGTAGTTTCTTTTGACTTGAATAGTCTATATCCGCATTTGATTATGCAATATAATATTTCCCCAGAAACTTTACTTGAAACAAAACACCCCACAGTTACAGTTGATAAAATACTTAATGAAGAGTTGACCTTTGAGATGTATCAGGATAATGCTGTTTGTGCGAATGGTGCAATGTATCGAAAGGACGTAAGAGGTTTCTTGCCAGAACTGATGGAGAAGATGTATAATGAAAGGGTCATCTTCAAGAAGAGAATGATTACTGCAAAGAAGAAGTATGAAAAGAGTAAAACAAAAGAACTTGAAAAAGAAATCGCAAGGTGTAATAATATCCAGATGGCAAAGAAGATTTCTCTTAACTCTGCCTATGGTGCGATTGGTAATCAATACTTCCGCTATTATAAATTAGCAAACGCAGAAGCAATTACCTTATCAGGACAGGTTTCTATTCGTTGGATAGAAAATCGCATGAACAATTATCTCAACAAAATACTTAAAACGGAGGGTGAAGATTATGTTATTGCTAGTGATACTGATAGTATCTACCTCAATTTGGGTCCTTTGGTCGAAGTTATATACAAGGGGAGAGAGAAGACTAATGAAAGCGTTGTGTCGTTCCTTAATAAGATCTGTGAGATGGAATTTGAAAAGTATATTACGAGTTCTTATGAAACGTTGGCCAAGTACGTAAATGCTTATGACCAGAAGATGTTTATGAAAAGAGAGAATATCGCAGATCGTGGTATATGGACAGCAAAGAAAAGATATATTTTAAATGTATGGGATAGTGAGGGTGTCAGATATGAAGAACCTAATCTTAAGATGATGGGTATTGAGGCAGTTAAATCTTCAACTCCTGCACCTTGTCGCACAATGATTAAGGATGGTCTTAAGATAATGATGAATGGAACAGAGGAAGAAGTGATTGATTACATTGATGATTGTCGTGCAAAGTTCAAGACACTTCCTCCAGAAGATATTGCTTTCCCTCGCACTGCATCAAACGTGCAAAAATATAAAGCATCGTCTACAATCTATACAAAGGGAACTCCTATACATATACGTGGTGCATTATTATTCAATCATTATGTAAAGCAGAAGAAGTTGGATAATAAATATTCACTTATTGGTAATGGAGAAAAGGTCAAGTTTCTCTATCTCAAAAAACCAAATGTAATACAAGAGAATGTAATTTCTTTTATTCAAGACTTCCCAACTGAAATTGGACTTGACAAGTACATAGATTATGATCTACAATTCGAGAAGAGTTTTGTTGAACCACTCAAAGCAATTCTTGATGCGATTGGTTGGAATGTCGAAAAAACTGTAAACCTTGAATTATTTTTTACCTAATGGATTTACCTATTGATTTGGATGAACTAGAAGTCATCATTGAATCTGTATCAGATGTTGATACGGAACTTACAAAGAAACTAAGATTAGTTAAGGGGTTAGTTGAAGATGGTCAACCTTATAAGAAAATACTCCGTGAAAAATATGGTTATGTAGCATAATGTTCTTTAAAAAATTGAGTCTTGTTACTGGTGGATTTGATCCTATCCATAGCGGACACATATCATACTTTACAAGAGCAAAAGATTTTTCTGATTATCTTGTAGTTGGTATTAATACAAATGAATGGTTGACAAATAAGAAAGGTCAATACTTTCAATCTTGGGTTGAACGTGCAGAGATTATACGTCACTTAGATATGGTTGATGCAGTGATTACTGTACCAGATGATGACAAGGGTTCTGCGTGTGGTGCAATAGCAAAATGTTTAGAAATTGCAGAGACAGTTGTTTTCTGTAATGGAGGTGACAGAGGTAAATCTAATACACCAGAAACTGATTTGTATGGTGAAGATCCAAGAGTACAGTTTGAATTTGGTATTGGTGGTGATGATAAGATGAATAGTAGTTCTTGGATACTCAAGGGTTACTTTGAAAGACAACGTAAATTATTAGGAATATGAATTGTTGGCACTGTGGCACTGAATTGATTTGGGGTGGAGATCATGACCTTGACGATTATGAAGATATGGAGTATGATATAGTTACAAACTTATCATGCCCTAAGTGTGAATCATATGTTGAAGTTTATCATAAGATAGAAAAATAATGGATTTTCTCAAAGAAATAGTAAAAGAAATTGGTGACGAGTACACACAAATCGCAGCAGACATAGATGAAACAGAAAGATTCATTGATACAGGAAGTTATATCTTTAATGCGCTTGTTTCTGGTTCCGTTCATGGTGGCGTTTCTAGTAATAAGATCACTGCCATTGCTGGTGAGACTTCTACTGGAAAAACTTATTTTTCCCTTGCTATTGTCAAAAACTTTTTGGACACTAACCCTGATGGGTATTGTCTCTATTTTGATACTGAAGCTGCAATCACCAAGGGATTACTTGCATCTCGTGGAATTGATCAAAACAGACTTGTTGTTGTCAATGTCGTTACGATAGAAGAGTTCCGAAGTAAGGCACTTCGTGCAGTAGATATATACCTTAAGACAGAAGAAGAGAATCGTAAACCCTGTATGTTCGTGTTGGATTCTCTTGGCATGCTCTCAACAGAGAAAGAAATTACTGACGCACTTAACGATAAACAAGTTCGTGACATGACCAAATCACAACTTGTTAAAGGTGCATTTAGAATGCTTACTTTGAAACTTGGTCAAGCAAATATTCCCCTTATAGTTACAAATCATACTTACGATGTTATCGGCAGTTACGTCCCTACTAAAGAAATGGGAGGCGGCAGTGGCCTCAAGTACGCCTCGTCTACAATCATTTATCTCAGCAAAAAAAAGGAAAAGGATAAGACAGAGGTTGTTGGAAACATTATTAAAGCTAAGACGGCTAAATCAAGACTCTCCAGAGAAAACAAACAAGTCGAAATAAGACTTTACTATGATGAGAGAGGACTTGATAGATACTACGGTCTCCTTGAATTGGGAGAACTTGGTGGTATGTGGAAGAATGTCGCTGGTAGATATGAAATGAATGGTAAGAAAATATATGCTAAAGAAATATTAAAGAAACCCACAGAATATTTTACAGATGATATAATGGAGAAACTTGATAACATAGCACAGAAGCATTTTTCTTATGGAACGGATTGAAACAACCATCCTTCAAAATTTAATATACAATGAAGAATATTCTCGTAAAGTTATTCCTTTTATTAAACCCGATTACTATGAAAATAAATCTGAAAGAGTTGTCTTTGAACAGATTTCAGAGTTTATTGTTAAGTATGGTTCTGCAATTACAATTGAAGCTTTAAATATTGAAGTCAGTAATCGTGTTGATCTTACTGAAACAGAACTTAAAGAGGTTAGTGAACTTAGTGGGTTGTTAACAAATACACCAGTTGATTATCAATGGTTGATGGATACCACTGAGAAGTGGTGTCGTGACCGTGCTATATACTTAGCATTAATGGAATCTATTGCATTAGCAGATGGAGAAGATGACAAAAAAGGAAGGGATGCTATTCCTAGCATTCTCTCTGACGCTTTGGCTGTTTCTTTCGATAATCATATAGGACACGACTACCTAGAAGACTACGAAGAAAGATATGACTTATATCACAGGAAAGAAGAACGAATTCAATTCGACCTCGACTTCTTTAATAAGATTACGAAGGGTGGGGTTCCGAATAAAACACTCAATATTGCTCTCGCTGGCACTGGTGTTGGTAAGTCTTTGTTCATGTGTCATGTCGCAAGCAGTGTGTTACTCCAAGGAAAGAACGTATTATACATCACGCTTGAAATGGCTGAGGAAAAGATTGCAGAAAGAATTGATGCTAATCTTTTAAATGTAAATATACAGAACATAACTGAACTTCCCAAACCGATGTTTGATAAGAAGGTTGGTGGTATTGCAAAGAAGACACAAGGAACTTTAATTATCAAAGAATATCCTACTGCATCAGCACACTCAGGTCATTTCAAAGCACTGTTAAATGAACTATCGTTGAAAAAATCTTTTAAACCTGATATAATATTCATAGATTATCTTAATATCTGTGCATCAAGTCGTTATTCAAAACTAGGCAATGTCAATTCTTACTCCTATATTAAAGCGATTGCGGAAGAACTCCGTGGTCTTGCAGTTGAAGCTAATGTACCTATCATCTCCGCTACTCAGACGACTCGCTCTGGCTATGGTAGTAGTGATGTCGATCTTACTGACACAAGTGAGTCCTTTGGTCTTCCAGCCACTGCTGATCTTATGTTTGCTCTTATATCTACTGAGGAACT